CCCCAGCCCTCTCGTTAGAGAGAGCCCCGCAGGCCCGTGAGGGCCATCGTGCGCTTAGGCAAGCGCTCGATCCGTGCCATTTTTATGCGGTGCGTATGGCTACGCTCTTGGTTCTCGTACCGGTCCACTACCTTTTGTGAATCGGTTCGGTCAAGTGACATCAGGAACCACCTGAGCACTCCCCCTTCGCCATCGACAACGTATGATGGTGATGTCGATCTGACTGAGAGGTGCTTCTCAACCCAACGATGGAGCTGGTTATCCCAGCTCGCTCGCCAAGGTACAAGGAGCACTGTATCTTTTGCCAGAACGGAAGAGGTTATCTCTGATACCTCGTCGACATGACGAGGTCGTACCATGACTACAGAGTCAAGGTATTGGTCAGAGACCTTCACTGTACGCCAAAGACCTGCGCGATAAGCGCGGTTTCGGAATTCAGTGAAGCGACGGATGAGATCCGCTTCCCGACGTGATGTAGGGACATCTGCACGGAGGCGTACAACTGAGACATCAGTCCCAGCAAAGTATTCCTTCCCACAGCTCTCTCTGAACCTTCCGGTCCAGAAAGACTTGTGCATGTTGACCTTGAGCCCGTAAAGGTGCAATAGGTCAACAACGTCGGACGCCGCGCCTGTGGGGACAATGATGTCGTCCCCGTAGACGCTCAGACGCCCGGGCAGCTGCCCGGGCCTGGTGGAGTAACCCCTGCGTTCCATCCCCATCGCTGCGATTATCGTAAAGACGATCGCCTCAAAAGGGAAAGTAAGCGCAGACCCCATGGATGCATACTTGTGAAGGGTGATCTCATCACCGCGCACACTAGCCGTTCGAGAACGGCTAGCTAGCATGTAGTCCATAAGATGCGGCCACCTCTTAAAAGTGCGATGCACCATCGAGAGGTGGACACGGTCAGACGCCTCGCTCAGATCGAGCGTGGCAAGGTCTCCGGTAACGGACGCGATTCGCGCCAATTCCTGATTCCGAGTCTGATCCGTAAAACCCAGAATGTCACGAATCCAGCTTTTATCGATGAGATCGTAGAAGCTGTTCTTGAGGGCCTGCTGTGCGAATTGCACAGTAGCTGGCTCCATCGCGATGATTCGAGGGGTTTTCTGCGTCTTTGGGACAGAAGTGACCTTGGCAGGTAACTCGAGTCCCAGAGGTATCGTCGGTTCAGTCCAGGCTCCGTTATAAGTCCCATAGCGCCATCGGGGGAAAACCCCTTCGAGTCGCTCAGGCCAGTAACGGAAATCCCAACGCGCAGGCATATCCAGCCTGTCCGCCGTGGATCCAGGACCGAAACGAGGAACGAGTTCGTAGTGCGCGATCTTTCGATCAAGCTCGTTGAACACGTTCCCGAACAGGCGGAGGCACATACGAGAGTATGCGTCATCAACCTCAGGAGGAATAACTCCCCTCCTGAAATGGTCGCCGAGTTCGCGATCGGTTTGGATGTAGGCATCGAAGGCCGCTTTCTCTCTCGCGAGAGTACACGGCCTCTCAACCTTTCCGACCAGGTGGGAAACCTGGCGGATAGCCCAGATAGCGTTAGCATCGGGCTCATCCAGTAGTTCACCAGAAGCAGAGAAAACGCGCGTGAAGAAACCTCGCATGAAAGCGGGGAGACTCCCTATATGCCGAAAGCTCGGCAATAGGTTACGCGTCCATCTTCTATCGGCGAGGCCCCTTTCGAGGGCCTTACTGACGGATGGTAAGGTGATAGTAAGGAAACTGTCACCCTCTGCTTGCCAGCGGTCGACGAGCGTCAGCTCGTCAGCCGCGGTTTTGACGCCGCAAAGTAGTCCTGCATCTTGCAGGACTGCCAGGTGGAGAGTTACCAGGCTTTTCAAGGTTCCCCTTTCGAGGTGTTCCTTCCAGCCGGTAACCTACTGACCGGATCGCCGCCAGGACATCGCCACTGCGAAGGCGCTGATGCTCACGAGCATCAGCATCACCACAGCAAGAATGGCGAGGGCCTCGACGGCGCTCAACGCTCTCCTGCAAGAACGCGCTTCAGAAGCGCTTTCGTGCTTGCTCCAAGAGCAGTCGTGAGACTGTCATAGAGCGCCTCAACGTCCGCCGACGTATACCCGACAGGGCATGCGCCGGAGACGCTGATCGACACAGGCTTGATTGACTTGACGTCCGTAAGGGGGTCAGTCACTACGCTGCGTCGAACGAGCGAAACCGAGCTACGAAGTGTGCCGTCCTTGTCCACCTTTTGGGTGACAAAAAGGTCGACACCGTTGGCTCGGTCCGAATAAACGTTCGTTTCCGAACGTTCCTCGAGGCGGGGCAGAGTGCGGGCGTTACCAGAGATGGTAACGGTCTGAGGGTCGGTAAGCACCGGTTCTCCTTGTGTTTGGTGTGGGTGGTGGTTGTTGTTGGTGTTAGCGCTTGACCTTAGTAAGGCCGAGCGCAGCCAGTATCGCCAGTTGCCCCGCGGATAGCAGGGTCAGGGGATCTGGGGTGAATCCGAAAGGGTTTGCCTTGATTCTCTGACGACGTCGAGCCTTAGTCTGGGTAAACCAGGTTGAGGGTCCCGAGTATCGATAGTCCGCAGATTGACCGCGGACGTTAGAGAAGATGGCCGTCGTTGTAAGACGTTCATCACGCATACCATATGCGTACAAGGACAGGATGCGGTTGGACGTGGCGGAATTCCACGCGTCTAACTGGCCTCCGATGTCGAAGAACCAATCCACCAACCATGACCATGGTGCCAGCTGCCAAAGGTCCATCGGAGTCAGGTCCCACCGCATGAGCTCATTGAGCTTAGCGATATAGGAGCTGTAATCCTTCTGGCCTTCCGGCAGGCGGATAAACTCGGCCTCGAATGAGTAGTCAATCTCGTGGCGCTGGGAAACCCAGACGTTATAGAGAAGACCACCTATCGTAACCGAGCTACCCGTCCCGGTCGTCTCAAAAGTAGTGCTGTTTTCATGCAGCACCTGAGACGCTGTGGAAGTCGAGCCCGAGAGGGTCTCGTCTTTTTCTGGCTTGAACCTTCGTCTGTGTGTCTCGAGATTGTCGCCAGAGATGGCGGCAGTTGCGGTGGCGAGAGCCGTCGCAATCGATCGAACATCGCTCAGCAGGGGAATCCACCCGAACTGTGCGTTCAGATAATCCGAGCCAGCGTCACGAGCACGACGAGTCTGCCTTTGCAAGGTAGACTTGAAGTCTCGCTTCGACCCCGTCTTCAACAAGAGCGGGATCAAAGCCGGAAGCCCCTCACGGAGCTCACCGATGATGCTGGACATCGAGATCTGATCAGACGTAGGCGCCGTACGCCCATACTCAAGCGCAGCGTAATTCGTCAGCTCGTTGTCAGTTCCTGCAAGCAGGAGCCTATTACGAAAAGACGCAAGCTGCGCGACCGGTCGCACATTGGTCGCCTTGATATAAGGCGCATTCTTGTACGTCAGGTCGTAGGACAGCAGAGTGTCGGAGAACTCGCATGTAGCGAGGTCCCAAACATGACCGCGATCCTTCTTGAAAAGGCTAGCGAGCTCAGGGTGCGCGGACTGATATGTCCGTGCCTTGATGGCATTGTAGTCATCAAGCCATGAGTAACGCTCAGCCTGGCCACTGGGCACGAGGGTCGTGACGAACCCGTCTTTTGGACGGGAACGGAAACCGATCCGCTCAGTGAACAGACTAGTCTGAAGGGCACCCGTAGCACTGTTGACGCTAGCGTCGACAGTCGGGTGATTCAAAGACTTGTAGTACGGCATGATCATCCTTTCGGTCAGAGAGCAGGGTTAGGGGCACCGTCCCCTGATTCTGCCGGGCGTCAAAACCCGAGAGCCC